GCGCTGAGTATGGTGTTTACCATGATTACTGGGTAGCTGGCATGAGCGCTGTTGTCCCTTTAGGTTACGAGCTTAAGGACTTAAAAGGCACTCCGTACATTGACAAGCCAATTGCCATCAAAGGACGTAAGAAGCGTATCGGACTGCGCTGGCAGGGCAACCCAACATTTGAGCATGAGCATCATAAGAAGTTCCCATACGAGATGATGTTTGATGCGGTTAAGTCTGACGAGTGCGAGTTTATATCCTTGCAGCGTGACGAAGGTGCAGATGCTTGCCCTCCTTGGGTACGTCAGGTTCCGCTAAATAGCTGGGAAGATACTAGAAATGCGGTTGCATCGTGCGACTTAGTTATCTCGGCTTGCACATCGGTATCCCACCTATCCGCTGCTATGGGCGTTGAAACATGGGTGGTAACACCTGTTATGCCGTACTTCTTGTATGCGCTAGACGGCGACAAGACCCCGTACTACAATAGTATGACGCTGATCCGCCAAGAAGTTTTTGGTGATTGGACAGCACCGTTTGACCGCATTAAAGCAAAACTAAACACAACCAAGCAACCCATAAGGATGGTCAGTTGAGCTACCGTTACGATGCCGCTTTTATAGATCCAGGGTTAAACACCCTAGTACAAGGTACGCCTAGCTATACCTATTATTTAAATAGCTGGGGAAGAAATACGGAAGGACAGCTTGCTCTTGGGAACACAACAAATAGATCGTCCCCAGTGCAAGTTGGCGCATTAACCGATTGGTTAGAAATTGCTGGTGGTTATAGTTTTGCACTTGCTGTTAAAACAAATGGAACACTGTGGTCATGGGGCAGAAATAACACTGGTCAGTTAGGTCTTGGTAATACAACCGACTATTCTTCGCCAAAACAAATCGGAGCTTTAACGACTTGGGCTTATGTTGGAGTTGCTTCAAACGGCACTAACATGGCTGGTTACGCTATCAAAACCGATGGCACTATGTGGGTCTGGGGTAGCGGAGCAAACGGAAGATTAGGTCTTGATGATACATCAAGCAGGTCTTCTCCAGTTCAACTAGGAGCGTTAACTAATTGGTTAAAAATTACCAGCGGGGCTTATTCTAATTTTGCAGTGGCAATTAAAACTGACGGCACAATGTGGTCATGGGGAAGTAATAATGCTGGTCAATTAGGTATAGGTCTTTCAACGGCTTACAACACAAGCTCCCCGCAACAAATTGGTGCACTAACTAGCTGGGCAAATGTATCCATAGGGTTTAATTTTGCAATGGCTATCAAAACCGATGGCACATTATGGGCGTGGGGTGGTAATTCTCAAGGTCAACAAGGTGTTGGTAATACAACAATGCGCTCTTCACCAATTCAAGTTGGCGCCTTAACAGCGTGGTCAAAAATTTCTTGTGGATTTAGATCTGACGGTGCATTTTGTCAAGCTGTTAGAACCGATGGAACTCTGTGGTCATGGGGCTTTAATAGGAATGGTCAATTAGGATTGGGAACTTCAACCTACTATGCAACTCTATCTAGTCCTAATCAGGTTGGTTCTCTTACAAACTGGTCAAATGTGTCTTGTGGAAACGAATTTGCAATGGCATCAAAAACAGACGGCACTTTGTGGTCGTGGGGCGCTAATAACGTTGGGCAATTAGGTCTTGCCAATACAACACAATACTCATCACCTAAACAAATTGGTGGAAATACTAATTGGTATGATCCATCCGCCGCCTTTAACTCTGCTTTTGCGTTAGCTTACTAATATGCCAATATCATACCCATACACCCAATACACAGGCATCTGGAACCTAAGCGCAGCTAGTAAGGCTAAGGGGGCTGGAACCTGGCCCGTACCGCCTGCTCCAAAGTTGTATGTGTGGGGTGATGGTGGATCTGGTGCGCTGGGACTTGGAAACACTACACGATATTCCTCACCTAAACAACTTGGTGCGTTAACTAATTGGTCAAAGCTATCTGCTGGCGGTGGTTTTGGTATTGCAATTAAAACAGACGGTACCCTGTGGTCTTGGGGAAGCAATAGTCGAGGACAACTGGGCGTCGGAAATAACACAAACTATTCTTCACCAGTACAAATCGGTGCGCTAACAGCATGGTATGAAATTTCTACTGGTACTGGTTTTGTATTATCAACCAAAACCGATGGAACACTATGGGCATGGGGGAGGGGTACTTTTGGACAACTTGGGTTGGGAGACACAGCAGATAGATCATCTCCAACGCAGGTAGGCGCTTTAACTAATTGGTTAAATATTGCTGGTGGGTTTTATCATTCTCTTGCTGTTAAAACAGACGGCACTCTTTGGTCGTGGGGTTTTAATAACGCAGGTCAACTTGGACTTGGAAACGCAACGTACTATTCCTCACCAAAACAAGTTGGAGCATTAACTGGGTGGTTAAAAGTTTCAGGAGGAAATTACTATTCTCTTGCTATTAAAACAAATGGAACTCTATGGTCATGGGGTCAGAACAACCAAGGGCAACTAGGACTTGGCAATACATCAAATTATAATTCCCCAAAACAAGTTGGAGCATTGACTAATTGGAGCAGTGTTTCTGCTAGTTCGCTTTTTTCTGTTGCGGTTAAAACTGATGGCACACTCTGGGCATGGGGTTATAACAATTTTGGGCAATTGGGCTTAGGAGATACTACGTATAGAGTGTCTCCAGTGCAAATTGGTGCGCTTACAAATTGGTCTCAAGTAAAAAATGGTGTTGCATTTTGTGTAGCTATTAAAACAGATGGTACTCTGTGGTCTTGGGGTCAAGGTGCTACTTATGGCGCATTGGGTCTTGGAAACGTTACAAACTACTCGTCACCAAAACAAGTGGGCGCTTTAACAAGCTGGACAACTCTTTGTCGTTCTATGAGTGGTTCTAATTCAGTATTAGCAATTGCAGTAAATTAACAACAAAGGAGCATTAAAATGGCATTATACGTTCAGGTAGTAAACAACGCTATGGCACAGTGCATTGACACTACGCCACCCGTACCAGTCGGTCAAGACGGCTGGAAGAACGCAGTTGAGATCAAACCAACTCCAGTACCTTATCGTCAAGGTTTAAACGGACCAGTCTATGACTGCTCTAAAGATCCTGTCGAGATCGTATGGACTATCTTTGATTACGACATCCCAACCCGCAAGAGCAGCCAGCTTGGTCAAAATACCAGCCAGTACAATCAAGTTGTTGCTGGTCAAGTTGCCTTGGAAACCAATAGCAATCCAGACGATCATTACGATCCAGCCATCGTAGCAGCAGCTCAGGCTCGCTATGAAGACTTACGTGCACAGATCAATGCGGCAACAACGCAAGAAGAGTTAGATGTAACCCAAGCAGAACTAAACAGCTAAGGAGCTTAATTGAAAAAGATACTAATCATGGGTCTGCCAGGATCTGGTAAGACTTACTTAGCACAAGCATTAAAAGCCTACTTAGAGCAAAACGCTACTAGAGTTGACTACGGCGAGGCATTTACAGGATTTAACGCTCAAGTCAATTGGTTCAATGCCGATGAAGTGCGTAAGAAATACAATGATTGGGACTTTTCAAAAGAGGGACGTATTCGTCAATCTTTACGCATGGCTGAGTTTGCCCTGTCTGCTGGCGGTGATTATGTGATCTGTGACTTTGTTGCTCCTTTGGTCGAGATGCGTAATAACTTTAAGGCGGACTGGACAATCTGGATGGATACCATTGATGCTGGGCGGTTTGAAGATACAAACAAAGCGTTTGTACCGCCAGAGGTCTATGACTTCCGTGTTACGGAGCAGAACTGCGAGAAGTGGGCTGAGTTTATCGGCAACCACATTATTGAAAATCGCCGCCGTCCAGTCTTTAACTGGCAGACAGAAACGGTTCAGATGCTGGGTCGCTGGCAACCGTGGCACGAAGGTCATAGAGCTTTGTTTGAACGTGCTATTGCAAAGACAGGTCAAGTCGTTATCCAGATCCGTGATTGCCAAGGATGGCAAGGCAGCAACCCGTTTGCTATTGAGCAGGTTAAGTCGTATATCAAGCGTGACTTAGACCCTCTTTATCAAGGTCAGTACGAGATACAAGTTGTCCCTAACGTGGTCAATATTACCTACGGGCGTGATGTTGGCTACAAGATTGAGCAAGAGACGTTTGATGATGCAACGCACAACATTTCTGCTACCAAAATACGCAAAGAGATGGGTCTAACATGAAACAGACTATAGAAGCTAGAACCCTAGAAAGCGGACTGATTGAGCCGCACCACGAAATAGAAGTGGTGTGTTCGGCTTGTGGCTACGACCTAGATGAGTCCGAACTGCAAGCTGATGTCTGCTCAGACTGTGGAGCGCCTTTAAACCTTAGACAGCATATATCAATTCATGCTACATCTGTTCCTGCCGCTGGCGGAGAGGTATTTTAAATTGAATCATGCCCGATCCTTTTGGAATTATAGATGGCACGAAACAGGTCACAAAGACTCTTAATGAGTCGGTAAAGGCATCTGAAGAACTTAGTAAAGCAATTGATGGTGTACTGGCAGTAGCGGATAAGGCGGCAAAAGAAAGGGCGGCATTAAGAAAGAATTCAAGAGAAGTAAGTCCTGATACCACGACAATTATTGAGGCGGTAGATGAGTTTCAAAGGCTGATGTTAGCCAAGCAGTCTGAAGAAAATATTAAAGAAGAAATTACTAAGAAATACGGCAGTAAGGCTTGGGAAGAAATACAGGGCATTAAGGCTAGAAAGCAATGGGAAGAACGCCAAGATAAATATTTAGAGCAATACGACAGGCGGGTGATGAAAAGCGTGATGGCACTATGTTACATATTTGCAACTTGGATAGCGTACGAATGTACATGGGGTCGTTGGCGATGATTGAAATTAAATCTATAAAACCATTTAAGTTAGGTAAATTTTGGCAAATAGATATGATTGATGAGCATGGGCAAGAAACGTTTGAGACTATATATGCAATTGATTATGAAGATGCATCTTTAAAGGCTAAAAATATAATTTACAGACTAAACAAAGTAAAGAATGATTAAAAAACCAGACGATGCCCTATCTAAAGTACTGGCGTATGTAGACTCCCCATTTAAGCTGTTTGCAGTTATTTTGATGGCGGTGTTGGCGTTTGGTGGTTACATTATTTATGACAATCAGGAACTAATTGTTGGCACTTATAAAGAGAGTCAAAAGTTACCTAGTATTGCCGAAGATAGAGTAGATGATGTAGCAACCCATTTGTTTAAAACGACTGATGCAACCATCGTAACAATATTTAAAGTAAACCCGTTGTTTGGCACTAGAGTACAGTATCGAGCTTATACAAAGAATGGTCGGGATAAAACAAATGATGGGCTGGATGTTGGGTTGTTTACTTCTAATCAAGCAAATAACCAAGATGTAGTTGCTTTAATGGCGGGCAATATACCTTGCGGTGACTATAAGGCGGCACAGTCAGAAATTGGGCTTTGGTACATTGAAGAAGGCATGACGTTTGGTTGTAGAATTAGTGTACCGCCAGAACCCAGTAGGTTTGTAGGTCAAATTACCGTTGGTTGGAATAAACCCCCAGCCGATTTAGAAAAAGTTAAATCAATGCTTTATGTTGGCGCAACCATGTTATCAAGGAGTAAGAAATAATGTTTACCTTAATATCCACAGCGCTATCCTTCCTCATGGGGGGACTGCCTAAACTACTGGACTTCTTTCAAGACAAGGCTGATAAAAAGCACGAAATAGAGCTTGCCGCTATGCAGATGGAGCGTGAACTAAAGATGATGGAAGCGGGTTATATAGCCCAAGCCCGTATCGAAGAGATCAGGACAGAACAAGTCCAGATGGAGACTCAAGCCCAAGAACGCACCGCTATGTACAACCACGATATTGAGATTGGTAAGGGTGCTTCTCAGTGGATTATTAACCTACGAGCCTCTGTACGCCCAGTCGTAACCTACCTGTTTGTTTTCCTACTAATCATTGTAGACGTAGCCTCTATCTGGTGGGCATGGTCTAGCGGTGTAGCGTTTGCCGAGGCTATCCCAATGGTATTTGATGCAGACGAGATGCAGATATTAGCCTCTATTATTGCTTTTTGGTTCGGGACTCAGGCATTTTCTAAACGATGAAAATAAGTGATAAAGCTATCAAAATGGTAAAACACCATGAGGGTTATAGACAGCGTCCATATCGCTGTCCCGCAAAATTGTGGACGATTGGTGTCGGGCATGTACTTTACCCACGGCAAGGTGCTTTAAAAATAGATGAGCGAGACGCCTACCCACTGGAATATAAAGATGACCGTACCTTTTCAATGGAGGAAGTAGATGGAATTCTTAGAGACGATCTTAATCGCTTTGAGCGAGGTGTTGAACGCTACTGTCCCGTTAAGCTCACTCAAGGTCAGTTCGATGCTCTTGTATCTTTTAGCTTCAATATTGGTCTGGGAGCATTACAGCGCTCAACCCTCCGTCAAAAGGTTCTTCGGGGCGAGATGGAAGAAGCGGCAGAAGAGTTCTTGAAATATACGCTCGCTGGGGGTAAAGTACTGAAAGGCTTAGTTACTCGCAGAAACGATGAACGAGCATTATTTTTATCTTAGGGTAAACCCGTATGAAACTGTGCGTCAAATGTAAAACGACTAAAGTCTATTCTGATTTTTACGTTAATACACGTACAAAAGATGGATATAACTCGTTTTGTATTGTTTGCCACAAAATTGACAACATAGCACGCAAAAAGAAAAATAGAAGCGATCCAGAATTTAAGCAAAGGGAATTAGTTTACAAAAAAGAATACCGTGCGCAAACAGTCGTTCAAAGAAAAGAATACATGAAAGAATGGCACATTAAAAATAATGAACAGCAAATTGCTTACCGAGAAAAATATCGTATTGATAACCCAAACTATTTTAAAGAATATATCAAAATAAACAAACACAAAGTCAATGCAAAAACCCGCAAACGACAGGCTGCTAAATTACAACGCACACCAGCATGGCTTACTGACGTAGATTATTGGATGATGGAAGAAGCTTATGAATTAGCAGTTTTGCGTACTAAGTTGCTTGGATTTCCTTGGGAAGTAGATCATGTATTACCGTTGCAGGGTAAAACCATATCAGGGTTACATACTCCATATAATCTACAAGTAATACCAATGGTGCAAAACAGATCAAAACTTAATAGGTTTGAGGTTTAAAAATGCCACTGCAAAAACTTCAGTTTAGACCTGGACTTAATAGAGATCAAACTAACTATAGCTCTGAGGGTGGTTGGTTTGAGTGCGACAAGGTACGGTTTCGTTCTGGCTATCCACAAAAAATGGGCGGCTGGCTGCGTTATGGTCTGTTTACGGTTGTAGGCGTTTGTCGCCAGATGTTTAATTGGATAACCACGGCTTCGGATAACTACCTAGCTCTTGGAACGTCTAAGAAACTATATATTGAGGCTGGACAGACCCTGTACGACATCACGCCGATACGGGCTACTTTTGTTTCTTCTGCAACCAACAACTGCTTTACTACCGTAAATGGGTCTAAAACCGTAACCGTAACAATCAACGCACACGGCGGTGCAGATGGAGATTATGTAATCTTTTCTGGCGCAACAGCATTTAACGGTATTACCGCACCAAACCTTAATACTGAATTTATTATTACTTATATAGACGCTAATTCTTTTACTATTACGGTTGCTACAGCAGCCTCATCCTCTGGCGCTGGCGGGGGAACAGGAATTACAGCCAAGTTTCAAATTAACGTAGGAAACGATATTGCCGTTGCGGGTTACGGGTGGGGTGCAGGAACATGGGGTACTGTTGGTTGGGGATTAGGCGCAGCCGCTCCCGTGTTTGCTGCTCAGCAAGACTGGTTCTTACAGAACTTTGATGATGATCTTGTAGCTAATATCCGTAATGGAGCTATTTATTATTGGAAATACTCAGGCGGTGTTGCTAATAGTGCTACTCTTCTTTCTGCTACAACTATAGAAGGTGTAGCTCCAGCTGACGTGCCAGACAAGGCAATGCAGGTTTTAGTCTCTCAGAACGATAAACATTTGATAGCGTTTGGCTGTACCCCTTTTGGCGGAGGAACGGCAGACCCTTTATTAATCCGTTTTGCTACCCAAGACCAGCCTAATGTTTGGACTCCTTTAGTTACCAATTCAGCTGGTTTCTTGCGTGTTTCCCGTGGTTCGGCTATTGTTTGCGCCATAGCAACTCGCCAAGAGATCCTTGTATTTACTGAAGGTACGCTCAATTCGCTGCAGTTTTTAGGAACAACGGATGTATTTGGACTCCAAGAACTTGCGGACAACATATCAATTCTTAGCCCCCGTGCGGTCGTTACGGTTAACAATACGGCGTACTGGTTTGGGCATGATAAGTTCTATGCCTATGGCGGTCGGGTAGAAACTCTGCCTTGTTCAATCAGAAATCACGTCTTTCAGAACCTAAACTACAATCAAGCCGATCAGATTATTTCTGGAACTAATGAGGGTTGGAACGAAGTCTGGTGGTTCTACCCAACGGCAAATAGCAACGTCAATAATGCTTATGTCATATATAACCACCTAGAAAAGATCTGGTACTACGGCACGATTGACCGCACAGCGTGGTCAGATTCATCACTTAGAGAATACCCTCAAGCCCTTACAGCCACTTACTTTACAGGGTCTGTCTCTGGCACGACTCTAACGGTATCAGCTCTTTCTGCGGGTATCTTGCAAGTTGGCAGCGTCATTGAAGGTACAGGCGTGGCTACGGGTACCGTAATAACGGCACTAGGCACTGGTACAGGCGGAACAGGTACTTATACCCTCAATATCTCCCAGCTTGTAGTACAGACTAGCATGACTGCTGACAGCGTTATATATAACCACGAGCAAGGTTTAAACGACAATATTCTACCGATGACCTCCTATATAGCGTCTTCAGACGCAGATCTTGTAGACGGGGATCAGTTTATTTTGACCAAGCGGATTATCCCTGACATGAACTTTGCAGGGTCAACTGCCGCTTTACCTGCGGTCACAATGTACATAAAACCACGAAACTTCCCTGGAAGTGCATATTCCAACATAGACTCCCAACAAGTTATTGAGACTTCCGTAGACATATATACCGAACAGATCTTTATGCGGGCTAGGGCTAGACAGATGGCTCTTCAGATTGAATCTACGGCTTTAGACGTGCAGTGGCAACTAGGTAGTCCTCGTTTAGATGGCAGACCTGATGGACGTAGATAATGGGAATGCAACGGTTTCGGGCACCAGCTTTACCTCTGGCCCCAACAGAATACGATCAACAGCATATGGCGCAGTTGATTGGTGCATTAAGGCTCTATTTTTCTCAAAGCGACTCCAATGCTGCCCTACAACTAGACGGCTTACGGCTATTAAATCTACCAACATCAGGGTACAATTTGCCAGACGGAACTGTATTTCAAATTGGCGAGGACTTAAAGATTGTTGTACCCAATATTTCTTATGTATTTGGAGTATCAGCCACAGCTAGTGTAGGAACGGTAACGGTGACAATTTTATAATGAGGGTTCTATGGGTTTTTTTGACAGTCTAATAGATACATCCACATATCAGGCACAAAGCCTTGCTAAGCCTATGGATGCCCCACAGGGAGTCCCAATGTCATTTGCGGAAGCGCCAGCTGCGCAAGCCATGGCAAAAGGTGGCCTAGCAGATGCAAATAGTAAAATTGAACAAATTCAAATAATGAAAGTAATTGCTAATTACTTTAAAAATAAAGGTTTACCAGTAGAACAATCGTTAGCTGGGGTTAAAAAAGAGATTGCTAATGGATTACAACTTATTCCATTTGAAAGTTCGGTAATGGGTATGAAAGACCTTGGCAAAAGCACAGCTCAAATTCATTTTTTTACCGTTGGAACAATGAGAGATCTAGCAAATGACATGCGCTACTTCTATAAGTATTTAAAAAATAAAGGCATTAATACGGTTTATGACACAATTCCAGCCCCAATTACGGTGGAAGTTTTTCAAAAACTAGGCGCTCGCATTGAAAAGTCAGATAACCCAAAGTACAAGTTCAAGGCACAGATATGAGCGTTGTTGCAATAAAGCCTAGAACCGCATCTCTTTTAGAGGCGAAGATCGGTAATTTATATCAGACAGCCAAAGCGCAGCCACAGATTAAATGCGAAGAAAAACATCACTTTGGACCTAACCTCTACATTAAAGAAGTAACTATGCCAACAGGTGCTTTGATTATTGGCAAACATCACCGCATGGAGCATCTTTGTAATATGGTTTCAGGACGTATGATCGTCATGGACGAGCAGGGTAATAAGAAAGAATTAGTTGCACCAACAACCTTTATGGCTAAGCCTGGGCGTAAAATTGCTTATATTATTGAAACAGTTGTATTTCAAAACATTTACTCAACACCAGAGACCGACATAGAAAAACTAGAAAATATGTGCGTAGACAACTCAAAAGACTTCTTGCTGGAAGGGAACTAATATGGCATTCGTCACGATAGCAGCTACAGTCGGTGGAACCGTAGGACTAACTGGTTTAGCAGCCACTATTGGTGGTGGAGCTTTAATTGGCGCTGGTGTAGGTGGTTTATACAGTGCCGTAACTGGTAAAGGCGATATTTTAAACAGTATGCTTACTGGCGGTCTTATTGGTGGCACTGGTGCTGCTATTTTACCAGCAGCTCCAGCAACCGCAGTAGCTCCATTAGCTCCATTAGCTCCAGCGGGGGCAGCAGCAACGGCAGCTCCAGCAGCAGCATTAAATTTAGAAGCCTTGGCTCTTGCTGAAGCATCACCCGTTGCTGGTATGGTTCCAGCAGCAAATACAGGATTAGCAGCAAATACCGTATTACCATCAAGCATGACCTTTACACCTCCAGTCACAAGCACCGCTACTGGATTAACTGGTGCACAAAAACTTGGTTATGGTCTTGCTGGAACAACAGCTTTGTCGTTATTAGGAAGTCAAAACCGTTCATCCGCTGGTGGTGGTTATCAAGAAGATGAATACGATAAACGTTTAAAAGGCTATAGATTAAGCCCTAACTATAAAGCGTACGAGGCTCCAAGACCCAATCCATACTATCGCCCAAGTTACGCAGCAGCAGGCGGTGTAATGAATTCATACGATGATGAAGCTGGCATGGACATGGCTGGTGGAGGCATTGCTAGTTTAGGAGGGTACTCAGATGGCGGCAGAATGCTTAAAGGTCCTGGTGATGGTATGTCTGATTCTATTCCTGGCGTTATCGGTGGGAAACAACCCGCCCGCCTTGCTGATGGGGAGTTTGTAGTTCCAGCTGATGTGGTGTCGCATTTAGGCAACGGCTCTACCGATGCTGGTGCAAAACGCTTATACAGCATGATGGACAAGATACGCCAAGCCCGCACTGGTAAAAAGAAACAAGCCCCAGAAGTTAATGCTGAAAAGTATTTACCTGTAAAAAAAGCATCTGGCGGTATAGCTGGATACGCTAGTGGTGGGATGGTTGGATATGCTGATGGTGGTGAAGTTGCTGCTTTGTACGATTCTGTTTTAGGTCGTAAACCAGATGCAGCTGGTTTAGCGTATTATTCAAATCTGTTAGCTACTGGCACACCAATCGAGCAAATTCGTGCAAGTATGGCAGCGTCTCCAGAAGCTAGAGGTAATCAAGTTAATCAAATTTTCCAACAACAATTTGGTCGTGAAGCTGAACAGACAGCTAGAGATTTTTACGGTAATGCTATAGCAGGCGGACAATCTGTAGCTGATGTTTCTAAAGGTATTGCTCAAGCGGTAGAGGGTCAAAATTTAGATAGACAAGGCATTGCCTCTGTATACAGACAAGTGTTGGGCAGAAACCCAGAGCCAGCAGGTCAGCAATATTGGTTCTCTGTAGCACAAAAAGAAGGACTTACGGCAAGCCAACTTGCAGATCGTATTACCCAAGCTGCTGCAAAAGAACGAACAGAACAAAATATTCCGATTGGCAAAAAGTTTGAAAACTTGGATCTTGCCGCATTAGAATCAGATCCTTTTGCTGGTTATTACTCGGATAAAAGTATTTATGACGTAGCAGATGATGCAGAAAACGTGTCAATGATAGACGGCAGAAGAGTTCAATTTACAACTCCAGCAACTCGTCAAGCCGTTGTAAGTAAGTTTATAGATGGCGTTTACACAGCAAATCCAGGCGTAGATATAATAAATGAGCCTCATATAGAGGCAGCTATTAAGACTGCTCGTGATAATGGAACGTTGAGCGATGCAGCGTACAACAACATAAAAAGCAGTTTAGCGCCAGTAAACGGCGTTAATAAAACCGCAGCTGAAACAAGAGCAATACTTGCAACACCACAAGCACGGGTAATTGTTGATAACCTTTATGGTCAGCAAATTGGCGAAGATGCAAATATAGCTAGAGCAGAAGCAGAAGCAGCGGGGCGCCAAGGGGTATTGTCAAGGCAAGATCCTGGATACTACCAAAGCAACCAAGTGTTAAGCGACGCATATAGAGCTGCTGGCTTAACTGTGCCATTTAATTATGCTAACTACCAAGGTGTTGATACTCGTGACCGCACACCAAATGTGGTGACACCAGAAAACTTAGCACAGAAACAAGCTAGCTTACTAAACACTTTAAACCGTGCAGGACCTTATCAACCCACATATCCAACTTTAGGTCGGCGCACTACCAATTTGCCAGATTCGGTGCGTGATCCTTATTCCAATGCTGGCTTGGAGTTCTTGTACGGTCAAATGATGGATCAATATGGACCACCGCCAGCTAATTTTGTTAATCCAGCTACTGCTGTAACAAATCCATATACATACAGACCACCACCTGTAAATAATTTAGTTTTAGGTACTCCAATTTCTGATGCGGCAAGACCTGCTTCTGCTTCAGCGCCAGCACCTGTTGTTGCAGCTGATGCGGCTCCTACTGGTAATAGAGCAGGGGGATTAATGGCTATAGATCGTAAAAAACGGGCTAAAATTAAACCTAGAAAAGGGCTATTGGCTGCATGATTGAGGTTTCTTTAGTTCCAAAGCAGTTTATTGATACGTGCTGGGAACAAATAAAACCTTTTATGGAAAAAGCGGCAAAGTATACTCATGATAGATATACAAGCGACGATATTTATGACTCAGTAGTAGAACACGATTACCAATTATGGGTTGCTTTTGACGAAACAGGCATAAAAGGTGCGGTAGTAACAAACATGGTTATTTACCCAAAACGTAAACTGCTATGTATGGCGTTTTGTGGCGGGCGTGATTTAAAAGAATGGAAAGACCAGATGTTAAGTTTGTTGCAAAGATATGCAAAAGACATGGGGTGTGATGGAATTGAAGCTACAGCCAGAGCTGGCTGGGCTAAAATATTTATTAATGATGGGTATAAACAACATTGGGTAACTTTCGAGTTGCCAGTATAAGGAGCAGATATGGGTAAAGGCGGCGGTAGTCCAGGTCCAAGCCAGAATACTACGGTAACTTCAAATATTCCTGAGTATGCGAAGCCGTATGTAACGAACATGTTCGAGGCTACCCAGCAGCAGTTATTTACTGGGAACAAGACTCCAGAGGGTGGTTATGATATTACTGGGTTTAGACCATATCAACCCTATAGCACCAATGTCAACGACTACTCTGCTGGGTTCTCTCCTTTACAACGGCAAGCTCAGTTTGAAGCTGGAGCAATGCAGCAACCAGGACAGTTTGCTTTAGGTAGCGGGCTAACAGGCGCAGGTGGTATTCGGTCTTTAGGCGCTGCTGGACAGTTTGGTCAAAACGTAACAAATAGACAAAGAGTAGATGCTGCTGGCAATCCGATGTTTGATGCAAATAGAAACCCCATGTTTGATGCATCAAATACAACGCAGTCTTATATGTCTCCCTATATGCAAAACGTAACTGATGTTGCTAAAGCAGCAGCGGTTCGTGAAGCAGAGATGGCAAAACAAGCTCAAAACTTAGGCGCTGCTCGTACAGGTACATATGGCGGCGCTAGAAATCTTCTTGCTAATACTGAGCGTGAGCGCAATTTATTATCTAATCTATCCAATATTCAAACGCAAGGGGCGCAATCTGCTTACGACAGAGCAATGCAGACGCAACAGTTTGGTGCTAATTTAGGTATGCAAGGGTACGGACAGGCAATGGGTGCTGGTGCTCAGTTAGGTCAATTAGGGGCTACTCAGCAAGGCGCTGATATAGCTCGTCAAAACCAGATGGCAGCAATGGGTGGTCAGCAACAAGCTCTTGAGCAACAGAAGATTAATCAAGCTATCCAAGACTACGGTACACAGCAACAATATCCGCTTATGCAGCTTGGAGTTATGTCTAATATGTTGCGTGGTTTGCCTATGGAAGCTACTAATCGGGCAACATATCAAGCCCCTCCAAGTGCAGCATCTCAGCTTGGCGGTCTAGGTCTTTCAGCTCTTGGTATCTATGGTATGTCAGGTGGATTTAAAGGAGCTAAAGGTGGTCCCGTTAAGATGGCACAAGGCGGTCTAGCATACAGGAGTGGTGGCGATATTAAAACAATGCCAACGGAACAATTAGAAAAATTAATTAGCAATCCTAATTTAGATGAACTTGAAGTAGATATGATTAGAAGAGAACTTATGTTGCGAAGCCGTATGGCAATGAATCCTGAGTCGGATCAAATCATGGCTCCCGCTCTACGTTCTGGTATTGCCAGTATTAGTACAGGTGAGATGGTTCCAGAAAATATGGCAGGTGGCGGTATCGTGGCATTTAGAGAGGGTGGCAATCCTAGTGGGGTTGATGCCATTAAAAGTGCATCTCAGTCTCGGCAGTCTTATCGTGATCAACTAGAAAGAGAAGTGCTTGAGGCAATGAAGCGCTTAAAGACGGAAGATCCATTCAAAGAATCACGGGCACAAGATGAGCAAATCCGTGCGCAGATAGCAGAAAGTAAAAGAATGGCTCCTTATGCCGCTTTAACAGCGGCTGGCTTAAGAACCATGCAAGGTACATCACAAGACCCATTAAGTAATTTTGGAGCAGGTGGTGAAGAAGGATTTAAATCTTATGCTAGAAGTAAATTAGAAGAAAAAGACTTAGGAAAAATCCTATTACAGCAAGGTGTTGAAAGAGAAAAGTCTAAATTTGCCCGTGAGACTGGGTTACTTGGAGCGCAGCAAACGGCACTTGGTCAACTGTACGGTAAAGAAGCAGCCCTTGAACAAGCTAAAGCTACGGCTGGAGCTACCGCAACAAACAGAGCTGCACTTGATCTTTCTAGAGCACAAACTACATATAACACTTTATTAGGAAATGCTAGAGCACAAATAACGGCTGGAGCAAGTAAAGTTGGAACAGCTTTGCATAAAAAATATAAGGGCAATCCTGATCAAATAGAAATTGATGCTCAAAAGATAGCTCTTGAAAATTTATCTCCTGATTTGCGTGATCTTCTTAAACTTAAAACGATCAACATACCAAATCAACAAGATTCTGGTACTCCTCCAGCACCTGGCAAAGCACCAGCTAGTCCCACAAGTGCCCCACCAAAAGCAGCTATTCAACAGTTAAAAAATATGGATACACCTGAAACAAGGAAGCAATTTGATGCTATATTTGGGGTTGGTGCAGCGCAAAGAGCGCTAGGCAAATAATTCGAGGATTAAACCATGGCTACTAAGCCTGAGAACGTCAACCCGTTTGCAAAATACGTTGAACAATCAGCTGAAACGCCTCTTGAAAATCCTTTTGCTAAGTACTTAACACCGCAAGAAGAAGAACCAAGCCAGTTATTAGATCCAGCCAAAATGTTTGCGTCTGGGGCTGTTGGTCCTACCGCAGCAATCCCGCTTGGCATAGAATCTTCAGTCCGTAACATCCCTCGCCAAGTTGTTGAACAACAAGGGATTACTCCTGTATCTAAAGTAGGGCCACTCACTTTTGCCGAAGAGTTAGTCAAGAAGGGTCCAGCCCAGCTACTTACCAATACCGCTAAGGCATTTATTAAGAAGGCTACTGGTGAGTCCTTTGAACAGCAACAAGAGCGCCAAACTCAAGATCAGATTGCTGTAGATCGTGCTATCTCTGGATTACCACGGATTCCTGGCTTATCCCAGTTGGCAGATGCGGGAGAGCGAGTATCTGGAAGACTGCGTGAAAGTGTATCAGCGGCAGGCAAACAGGCTATTGCTGACTCTCAGGTAGAAGGTAATCTTCTAGAGTCTATCCAGAATCAAAGCGTTGAGAACTTATCTTTTGGTAAAAACCCATCCTTCATGGGTTATGCCCTGCAAGGATCTCAGGTCTTAGGATCTTTAGTCCCAATCATTACAACCGCAGTCGTAACTAAAGGAAGCAGTAAAGCTGTTGGAACAGTCGGCTTTGGTATGGGTGCTGGTGAGGCAGTTAAAGACGCTACCGAGTATGTAGGCAAGCTCAGCGATGAGCAGCTGATGCAGTCTAGCCCATACTTTAAGAAGATGGTTGAGGATGGGATAAATCCAGCAGAAGCCCGTAAGGTAGTTACCGATAAAGCAGCAGAGTATGCAGCCCAACTTCAAGGCTCTGTATCGGCATTTGGTAGCGTTATCACAGGTAAATTAATTACAGGTCAGTTTGACAAGCTAATGACTGGTCCAGTCAAGAACCGCCTTGGACGTATCGCACTCGGCACTACAGCTGGCGCAGCGGAAGAAGGCACACAAGAGTTCCTAGAAGGCATCGCTAAAGACTTAGGTATTAACAAAGCAGTCATCAAAGAGATTGGCGAAGAATCCTTTGCTAACTTTGTATTGGGTGCTATGGGTGGCGCTGGTCCAGGTGCTTATCGTGGCGCAGTAGCCAAGACTAAAGAGGAAGCAGAGAAGGCAGCCAAAGCGCCTACTCAGGCTGATATTGATGCTCAGATGCGCTTGGATCTCGGTGAAGGCGTTCCTCCAGTCGTTCCTCCAGCCGTACCTCCAGCTGCACCAGCTGCTGCACCAGCTGTAACCCCTGCCATTACACCTGCTCCATCTGCGACTATTGAGGAAGCCGAAGTAGAGGCTATAGCGCCAGCACCACGGGTAGCGCCTACGCCTACACCAATGCTGTTGCAGACCGCTGGCTTGCCACCAGAAGTCGCTGGGCAAGTTCAAAACCTAGAAGGTCAGTTCCAGATGATTGAGCAACGCAAGCTCGATCCTAATTTGACCGAAGAAGAGTTACAGATATTTAATGAGCGCCAGAACATAATTCAGCAAGAGATTGCCCAGCTAATTCAAGCTCCACAAGCTCCCATTACGCCACCAGCAGCACAGCCAATTGACCTCAAATCAGAGCAAGCCTACCGAATGAGGATTACTGTTGAGGAGCTTGAGAAAGATCCAGCAAAAGTTACAGCAAGAAATGTAAACCCACTTGCTAAAGAACTAAATTTAGAAATTGGTGCAACGCCACAAGAAACTTTAAATACAGTTAAAGAAACTCTTGGCATGCCACTCGTAGCCCCAGTTGCCGAAGAAGTAGTAACTGAGCCAGAGGTTACTGTTCCTCCAGCTGAAGAAGTTGCTCCTGCCGAGGTTCCAGCAGAAGCGCCAGCACCAACACAGGCTGAAATTAACCGCCAACGCCAAGCCGAGCAGAGGGCTGCTGCTGAGGCTGGCACGACTGCTTTCCCTGAAGAGCCAGAAGCAATGCTTAAGCGTCAAAAAGGATATGAAGACGCTAAGGCTAAATATGCCGCTGACATGGAGCCACGTTTTGTTTATAAGGCGCTTGGGATTGCTGGTAAAGATGTAGAAATGGTAGACGAGGCTCTTCCAGAATTGAAAAAAATGGAAGAGATGGGATTAATTAAGATAAAAAGTGGTAGACGCAAATCTTTTTATCTTGGTAAAGGAGCACAAGAAGCTGGATTAAGCAGTGGATCTAGCTATCAAGAAATAGTTAATTATCTTTCTTCTGCCCCTAAAGAAAAACCAAAAACAGTAGTTGAGCTTCCCAAGAAAGAAGAAGCACCAGCTATTCAGGTCACGCCCAATAAGATCTTTACTGAGGATGCAGCAACCAAAGCCCGTAACCGCTTACGCTCCAAGCTAAATCAGTTGAACTCAGGCATAGATCCTGAGTTCCTAATTGATGGTATTACCCTGTCTGGCTATCATATTGAGAAGGGTGCTCGTACATTCTCAGCCTACGCTAAGGCAATGATTGCTGATCTGGGCGATAAGGTTAAGCCATACCTCAAACAGTGGTACAACGCTGTCCGTGATGACCCCTCTGCCAAGTCAATGGTTGATGACATGGATACCTACGATAAAGTGCAAAAGGCTGAGTTGCCTGACACCACCGAAGGTGTTGTTGATCTTATGGATCCTAGTGGCAAGTTTAAGATTGCCGAGGATATATCTAAGCACTTCTTGGATGGCAACGGATTTAAAGACATCCTCGATGCCCGTAAGTTTATTAGTAACATTACAGGTCAGAAGATCGAAGCTGGCACTGCACAAGCAAAAGAAGCAGATGAAGCCATTGAAGTCGGTGTAGTCTTGGCATCTCGCAAGATTGCTAAAGGTGACAATGTATACGATAACCTAGTAGATCTATATAACCGCCAGCCTAATCTGTCGGTGCGCACTTCTACCAGCATCTCAGAACAAGCCTACTCTACCCCAGCACCTCTAGCTTATGTAGCCAGTCAGTTAGCAGGAATCAATAAGAACAGTACTGTATTTGAGCCTACAGCTGGAAACGGCATGCTCTTGATTGATGCCAGTCCTAAGAATGTCATCGCCAATGAACTTAATGGCACTCGCTATGAGATGTTAGAACGGGTCATGGATGGGGCAACTATCAATAATGAGAACGCTGTAGAGCTCAATATATCTAGGGAGTTTGATGCTGTCATCGCTAACCCTCCGTTTGGCGTAGTCAAGAACAGAGAAGGCAAGACTATTTCCTATGACGTAGACGGCTTTAAGAGCAACGAGATAGACCACGCTATTGCGTTCAAAGCCTTAAACAACATGAAAAACGATGGTCGTGCCGTCTTGATTGTTGGTGGTGTGATGGGTAAAACAGAAGATGGTAGACGAGAAGGCTATCGTTCTCCATCTAAACGGAACTTCTATTACAACCTCTATCAAAAATACAACGTAGTAGACCATTTCACTGTATCGGGTGACTTGTACAAGAAACAGGGCGCTGCGTACCCTGTAGACGTTATTGTAATTAACGGCAAAGGTGGTGAATCAATTGATCTACCAACTGCTAATGTGCCAAAAGTTTATAGCTCGTATGAGCAATTAAAGGAGAAGCTAGATGAAGCTAGTCGCATGGTATCCAGAGGGGCTGAGCGCCCCGCCAGAGCTGACCTCGGTGAAGCTGCCGTTAGGGAAGGTGAACCACAAACAGTGGGTCGAGGCACTGTCAGACCGAGTGAGCCAGCTGGCACAGAACGAGCCAGACCCGAAAGAGGCGAGCCTACAGGCGTGTCGGCTGCTAGACCTACCCCTAGTGGAGAACCCAGTGGAGCTAGGGCAGAACCTCGTGCAGAACAACCTAAACCTGTTGACGTATCTGAACGTGGCAGAGATGAAGGAAAACCCATTCCAAGAGGTGAAGGAGAGCAACCCGCTGGCAGAAGAGTCACTGAAGAACGTAAACCTAGCACAGTGGGTGGACCTAGCATTGTCTCAGGTGAGCGAGTCAAGTCTGGCCTCGTAGAGCGCAGAGGAGAAGAAGTAGAAACAGCAGGACAAGTCACTTATGAACCTCACTCTCAGGCTACATCCGTTGGTACTTTAGTGCCAAGGGCGATGCGTGACTCGATTGAGCAGTCACTCCAGAAGGTCGAGAATGAGATGGGCAGTCTGGATGAATATGTATCAGACAGTATAGGCATGGATTTAGAGACCTTGCGTGAGGACTTTTCCGCAGAGCAGATTGATGCCCTAGCCTTAGCCATCCGTAACGCTGAGGCTGGTAAGGGCTTCATCATTGGCGATCAGACAGGCATAGGTAAAGGTCGTGTTGTAGCTGCTATGATTAAGTTTGCTATTCGTTCTGGCAAGATTCCAATCTTCGTTACCGAGAAGCCAAATCTTTATTCCGACATGATCCGAGATCTAGACGATATTGGCATGACCAGAGAGCTTGCGCTTGACACAGCCAAGCCAAAGATATTTATTACCAATGGTGGTGAATCAATCCCATACCAATTGCTCCGCAAAAAAGGCGATCAAGTTGAAGAGATTAACCTTACATTAAAAGCTCCCAAGTCTGGTAAAGCTCTTGATGGCATGATGGAAGAGCTACGCAACAAGGAAAGCATTGGCGATTACAAGGTAATTTTTACCACTTATAGCCAGCTCCAAACTGTTAAGGGCAAAGATACAGAACGTCAAAAGTTCATCAAGACCTTTGGAGCAGGCAATTACATGATTTTTGATGAGTCTCACAATGCTGGCGGTGCTGGTGAGACACAGGCTAGATCCAAAGAACAAAGAGAAGCTGCTAAGAAGGGTGAGAGCCTTAGCACTGGTCGTTCAGCATTTGTCCGTAACTTAGTTAATAACGCCTTCGGTACATTCTTTTCCTCGGCTACCTACGCCAAGCGCCCAGATGTGATGGACTTGTATTCCAGCACCAATATGATGTTGGCGGTAGATAAACCATCTGATCTGGCAGAAGCCATTAAGCGTGGTGGTGTACCGATGCAACAGATTGTGGCAACCATGTTGACCAAAGATGGTCAATATATCCGCAGAGAAAGAACTTTTGCTGGGATTGCGTACAACACTATAGACACCAAGGTAGAGAAAGAAACTGCTGAGAACATGGCAACAGCCATGAGAGATATTCTTGCGTTCTCCCGTAGCAAAGATGTTGCTTTAAAGCAAATGCAGAAGACGCTTGATAAAGAAGCCAAGATGGTTACTGAGGTGGGCGGAGAGAAAACCACAGTCCAAGGCGCTAACTTTGGCTCGGTCATGCACAACCTGATTGACCAGATGCTCTTGTCGTTGAAGGCAAAAGACTCAGTTCGTCACGCTATTGATCGCCTCAAAGCTGGCGAGAAGGTGGTAATGACAGTATCCAACACCATGGGATCTTTTTTGCAGAGCTATGCAGAAGACATGAACATTAATGTTGGTGAGCGATTAGACCTGTCCTTTGCTGATCTGTATATCCGCTACTTAGACAAGCAGTTGATGATTACGATCAAAACGCCTGATGGAAAAAAAACACAGCGCAAACTAACACCAGATGAGCTTGGCCCTACTTTGATGGCACGTTATAACCAGATTCGCCAGCAGATTGAAAACTCTGGATTTGGCTCTGCCCCTATATCGCCTATTGACTACATGCACAGTGAGTTGCGTAAGGCTGGGTATAAGACCGATGAGATTACGGGGCGCACAGTTACCCTAAACTACACGACTGGCGAGCCTATCCTAACTACCCGTTCAGCCAATATCCGTCAGCGTGTTAATGCGGTGCGTGGCTTTAATGGCGGTGATACCGATGTTATCATCCTCAACCAAGCTGGCTCTACTGGTTTGTCCTTGCATGCCTCAAACAAGTTTAAAGATCAAAGCAAGCGCCACATGATTATTGTTCAAGCTGAAAAGAACATTGACGTGCATGTGCAAACACTAGGTCGTGTTAATAGAACTGGTCAAGTTGTAGTTCCAGCCTACTCTCAGATGATGGCTGACATTCCAGCTGAAATGAGACCAGCTGCGGTATTGCTTAAGAAGATGGCATCGCTCAACGCCAACACCACAGCATCCCGTAAGTCTGCGGTGACAGCTGAAGGCGTAGTTGACTTTATGAATGACTATGGGGGTCAAGTAGCCCAAGAGTATCTACGGGATAACCCAGAGATCCATAACGCATTAGGTGGCGATAAGATGTTGGCAATTGCCGAGGATACCAACGAAGCCCTAGAAGCAGATATCCGTAGGTTCACTGGCTATATTCCTATCCTTCCATTAGCCCAACAAGAAGAGGTCTATGCCGACCTGATTGATCGCTATAACGAGCTGTTAGAGCGTGAGAACAGTATGGGAACTAACAGGTTAGAAGCTAAGGCTTTTGACTTAGATGCTGAAACCCTGTCTGTCGAGGCTCTCACTGAGGATAAGGGCGAGGATTCTGTGTTCTCTACTCCAGCTTTTATGGAGCGTGTAGATGTTAAGCGCACTGTTAAGCCATACAGCAGCCAAGAAATCAAGGAAATGGTTAACGAAAACCTTGGAGGTAAGACCAAACAACAAATTGCTAAGGAATTTATTAGCGAATTTGATGAGCGTGAAAACAAATACTTTAATGAGAAGATGGCAGATCTCAAGGAAAAAGAGACTGACCCAATTAAGATAGACGAACAACAAGGTCGACAGCGACTGATGGCTGGTCAAATACGTTCTGTGTTGCAGAACATTCAGATTGGCGATCCTGTCACCATTAAAGATAAAAATGGCGTTTATGTTTACGGCATGATTACCGACATTAAGAACGTCAAGCGCACTGTTAATCCAGCATCGGGATCTGATTGGAAGATGATTTTGGCAGTGGCTAACGGTGACTCTAAGAGCTTAACACTTAATTTCTCGCAGATTGGCACAAACTACACATTGGAAAAAGAAGATGTGGTGAACTATCTCAACCCAGAGACTCAGCAGGGTGAGTATGTTCCAATTATTGATATATTTGACAAAGGTGCAAGCGTCAGGCGTGAGAAGCGCTGGATGATTACTGGCAATATTTTGGCTGGTTTTGCTCAATATCCTGGTCAGATCCTCACCTATACCAAGAACGATGGCACTACAGGTCAGGGCATCCTAATGTCCCGCCAGTTTGACTTTGAGCGTGAGAAGAAATCAGCAGATGTCCGTCTAAAAACTCCACAGGATATGATGCGGTTCCTTGATGAGTTAGGTGGCACGATTTCCAGTGATGACAATGTCATACGGATTACCAAGCGTGGCGATACCTATATGTTTGATTTGCCATCCAACAAGCGTTCTGGTGGTGAATACTTCCTAGACAAGAACTTAACCGACATCCTAGGTCGTAGAGACTTCTATAAGCGTGGCTCATCCATGCTGAATTACACCCGTGATCCAGCTGAGTTTGCACAAGCCATTGACTATCTGATGAAAGAAAAAGAGCAGTTCTTTAAGGCAGTTACTTATCAAGAACAAGCCCGTAAGATGTTTGCTCCCAAAACAACACTAGAGGATATTACTGGCATTACCCCTAAACAAATTGATACTCGTAGAGATGAAGTACGTGCTGAACAGATTAAGCGCAGCGCTGAGCTAAGCCGTGGTATATCTGTTATCAAACGCCAGATTATTAAAGGCAACATAGGCATCAATATCCAGCGTGAACTTACATTCCTTGATCAAGCAAAAAAAGAAATAAACAAAAAGATAGCCAAAACCAAACCTCCTCGCAAGACAGCAGAGTGGTTTAGGGCTAAAGCTGCTGCTGAGTTGGCAGCTGATAACATAGATAACGATACATACAAGGTTGTTGATGCCCTTGCTACACGATACCCCGCAGTTTTAGATGGGCTGTCATTATCAATTCAACAACCTAAAGTGGCTGGCGTATCTGGTAATTTTGAGCCTGTAAAACGTCTTGTGACAATCTATAAGAGTTTTGATCTTTTTGGTCCTTTACCAAAAGACAAGACCATGCGCCATGAGATTGCCCACTCCATGGAACAGATGATGACTCCAGAGGCACAGACTGCGGTGGTAAACGCATGGGCTGATGCTTTACAAAAAGCAATTGAAGACAATACAGATCAAGTATCACAGGATTACTTTGAGGCAGTGTTTGATTATCTCCAGAATCCAACAGAAGCTACTTATAGAAAAGCAACAGACGCCCTTCCAGACTATAAGCTATATCAGTTCATCAACCCGTCAGAGTACTGGGCGGTCAATGCTGAGCCATTACTCAAGGCACAGCTAGGCGGTGGCTGGCAGCGATTTAAGAAGGCTATGCAGCGTCTGTTGGAAACTATTAAAGATGTCCTAGGCTTTGACAATAAACGAGCAATCCATCGTGAGTTTGCCCGCATTATGTCTGGCAACCAGCAGCGCATCACAAATCAAATGCTAGTCGAGTATGTGACCGATAATGCAGACGCCCTAAAGTTCCTTAACAACGTGGATGATTTTGATAAGAAGTTTCAAGCGGATGGCCTAAACCATACCCCAGTCAAGCCTAGCCGTGGCGTTAAGGACTTGTTGCTCGGTGGCTTTAGGGGTGCAAGACAGGTCTATAAGGATGCTAAAGATGCTCCTTTACTAGCTTCTCAGGCTATGGGTGGTAAATTAGTTCGTGCCATAACGTATGTTCGCAATAAGAACATTTGGTATGGCGCTGGTCTAGAGATGGCTGATCTGGCTCTCCAAAAAGCCAGAGGTTTAGAAGGTATGTTGCGTGATGGCGAGATGCGAGCCGTTGCCTCGATTGCCGTTACTAACGCCTTGCATGCTGGTCATATTGCCTCTGAGGTCATCATCCGTGGTGCGCTGGCATTTAACGCTAAGACCCAGATGTTCCAAGCAATTAGACGACCATTCTCTATGGCTAACGTATTGCTGGCTAAGCATGATTTGATCGAGCGTGAAGGCTTGCAAAGGGCTACCGATAGGGTCAATACCTTCTTCGAAGCCAAGCGATCCAAGAGCATCATGGATGAGTTCAAGGCTCGTGAAAAAGAATTAAACGATCTAAACGCTGAGATGCGTGATCCAAAAACCTCGGTTGCTCGTCAGGCTTTGCTGTTAGATGAGATTCTTCAGGCTGAGAAAGGCTTGCGGATGATTAATATTGCCAAGAAAAAAGTCCGCTTTGACGAAGAGCAGATCAAGTTCTATGGCGACCAAGAGAAACAACATCCAGAATTACGCACCATGCTCGATAACTGGACTAAGGTAAATGACAACATGATCGACATGATGTTATTTGGCAAGATCATTAGCGAGAAGCGGGCTAAGCAACTAAAAGGAATTAAGGACTATGTACCCTGGTATCGTATCCAAGACGATATGGAAGACTTGCACCAAGCCTCACAAATGGGTGGCGTGAAGCGTCTAACCAATGTCGGCAAGGAAAAGCGCTTTGAGGATACTGTAGTAGTTAAGGATATTGATGACATTGTGGATAACATGCTCCACAACGTAGCCATGATTACCCGTAATTCGATGCGTAACTACGCTGCCAATCGTGTGGCACAGCAGTACGCTACCCGTAATAAGAAGGGTCAGATTGCTGTATTCCCAGAGGAGGGTCGTACCCCAGAGGGCGCAGTCCGCACCAATATCCTTGTTAATGGTCGCAGAATCATCATCGAGATCAAAGATCCGTTGATCGCTGAGTCTGTCCTAGGCATGGAAAATATCAGCATGCCAGCGATGGATATGCTTGGAGCTTTAGCTAACGGCTTACGCAGAGGTGTTACCCTCTGGCCTCAGTTCCAGATCCGTCAGTTGTTCATGGATGCGCCTACCGCAGCCTTAGTCACTGGCTTAAAAGATCCAACCAGAGTCTGGGCTGGCACATTCCGTGGTTTCATTAAAGCCTTGCAATCCGATGATCCTGTGGTCGATATGCTCAAGTCCTATGGTATTGGGGGCTATCAGTCATATACCCGTACCCCAGAGATTGAGTACAAACAGCAGATTGGCTTAATGGAAAAGAACAAGTTTGATGCCTTGATGGGTCTGCTAGATCGTGTAGGCGATGCCTCAGACTACGGACAGCGTGTGTCGGTATACAACAACACCCTAAGACAGACTGGTGATGAGATGCTGGCTCTGCTTCAAGCCAACAATGTGATCGACTTCCTTAAGCGTGGTAGTGCTAGACACGCCCAGTTCTTGACAAAGACTGTATCTTTTATGAACGCATATGCCCAGCAGATTGATATCTTGGCAATGTCCTTGGTCGGCAAACGCTTAACTGGCAAAGCCCGTGGCGCTGCCTTGGCACAGTTGGCTAAGACTGGGGCTACCTTTGGCTTCTATGTAATGCTTTACAGCATGGCTGTTGGAGATGACGACGAATACCAGAAGCTCGATGACCAAACCAAAGTTCGCAATATCTTCCTATCGAAGAACTGGACTGGCTTGGATAACAACATCCTTCTCCCAATGCATACCTCTGCCAGCTTCATGTTTAAGGCTATCCCTGAGCTAACTTATAATTATGTAACCACACAGGGGACAAGTAATGAAATAGATGGTACACGCCTACGCACCGCCCTTCGTGAGGCTGCATTTGACTCTTTGCTTGGTCCAAACCTAATCTCAACAGGCGTTAAACCTTTTGCAGAAATTACTTTAAATCGTAACTTCTTTACAGGTAGCACAGTAACGCCTAGAGGTATGGAAGACTTAGACGCTGTCGAGCAATACACCGCAGCGACTTCGCAGCTTGGAAAGATTTTCAGCGCCGTAACTAGCATTCCATTTACCGAAGGTAAGCGTGTTCTTAACCCAATCGAGGCAGATCATCTAGTCCGTGGTTTATTTGGTACGACTGGCTCTGCCGTTCAATGGCTATCTAATATGTTTGGAGAAGACCGCCCTAGCTCCACAACTAGACAGAACCCACTGTACGGATCGTTTGTTGCCCCTGATGTAGCCCGTGGTAACGAAGATTTGTTCTACGACTTTAAGAAAAGGGTAGATAACAAGTACGAGACTTACATGAAACTATTAGAGCGTGATAAGGCAGACGAGGCTGATAAATACTTTGACAAGAATGAGGATTTAATTTCTGCTCGTGATTATGTAACCAGTATGGAAGTAGCCCTACGGGACATCAACCTCCAGATTCGTATGGCTGGCGAAGTTAAGGACAAGACTGCAACACCAGAGCAACGCAGACAAGAGATCATTGATTTACAGCGAACCAAACAAGAAATATTAGATGGCATTATTGAGATGCGTTTGGAATCTAAACTGTAAAAAAAGGGGGGTGTTCTAAGCCCCCCAAAACGTGAAGAAGCCACATTGCTGCGGCATCTTCATTTTATCTCGATAACAATCTTTCCAAGCGGCTCTTCGCTAAATTTAAAGGTAGGCAGAAAGCGTTTATCGTTTACCTTGAGGGCGTCAGCTACCCCGTCTAAGCCAGCTTTTATAGAGGCCACCATATTATCCGCATCCCTGTGCCGTCTGTCTGGTGGGTAAAAGGTTATATGAATATCAATCCTGCCTTCAGGAGGCGCTACGAGCTTCTGAGCCAGCGTTAAGGCCCAACAGGTATGTCTGTATGACTTCTTAAACTTTGCCTTCTTAGCCCAGTGCAACGTGGCATTCGGTGATAGTTCTTTTGGCGGGTATGGCAATTCTATTTGCATCTAGGTGTTTTCCCTTAGTCACTATAACATTGTTATAGTGAGAATATAATAGATGAATTAATGTGAGTATAACCTATTGACATGCTATAAACTATGGTTCACAATCAAGTCTAGTTTAACTGCTAGGAGAACTAAATCAAAACAATTCCGTATACCACTTCCAAGGGCGTTCAGATTGGCTGTCGCTATAACGAATGTCCTAAGCCCATGCCCATTGACGATGAGGACATGATCTATATCCAAACGCTGTTTATATTTCCACCAAAGTGGCACCGCCAGCGTAACTTAGAGCGCTTGGTGTTAATCGGATGTACTGGGTTTCTTATGTTTGTTTGCGTTGTTTTTTTAATGGCAAAGAAATGAGAAAAGGTTGGAAGACTCGCATAGACGAGCGTAGATACTTTGAAAATAAAAAAGATGAACGTGACCAAAAAATCCAGTTCTTTCGCATGATGCGTCAACATATGTATGAGCAAATGCAGATGGAACTAGCTACAAGGAGCAAGCATGAAATTAACTAACGAATACGGCATCCCACAGACCTTTATCAATGTCTTAGAACGCCCTACCTATAACAAAGGTAAGGCTCACCTGTCTGCTACCCAGTTACTCAATAGCCCCAAGATCGTAGCCTTGACCCGCAAGTTTGAGGATGAGATCGAGCAAGACGCCTCTGAGATGGTATGGTCAATAGTCGGCTCAGCTATCCATAACTTCTTGGAACAAGGCAAGGATGAGAACCATATAGTCGAGCAACGCATTCACATCGAGCATGATGGTTGGCACATCACTGGGGCGGTTGATTTACAGGAAGTTGAAGCCGATGGCATCCATGTTAAGGACTACAAGTTCACCTCGGTTTGGGCAGCTATGAACGAGAAGCCTGAGTGGGAGAACCAATTAAACATCTACGCATGGCTTGTTGAGAAGGTTAAGAAAGTGCCTGTTAAGTCAGTCACCATCGTAGCTATGTTGCGTGATTGGAGCAGACGGGATCGGGAGAAAGAGGGCTACCCTAAAGCCCCTATCCTAGAAATCCCCATGAAGCTGTGGACGATGCAGGAACGTGAGGCTTATATTGCCAAGCGTATCTCCCTACACAGTGCCTGTGAGTTTGCTATCGAGACGGATGGCGGTCTACCCGACTGCACCCCCGAAGAGATGTGGGAGAAACCCACTGTATGGGCTATTAAGAAGAAAGGGAATGTTAGAGCCAAGTCCTTATATGAATCAGAAGTTTTTGCCACAGAAGCCTTAGAGCAACTAGGCAAGGACTATGAGATCGAAGTGCGTCAGGGCGAGCGTACTCGGTGTGCAAACTTTTGCCCAGTGTCTCAATACTGCCAACAGTATCGGGATTATTTATCAACTAAGGAGTGTGTATGAGTGTGTATAAAAAACTGCAACAAGCTAGGATGTTGCTACAAGGCACAAAGTTATCAAAGTCAGGCAAGAATAAGTTTGCTGGCTACGAGTACTTTGAGTTAGGCGATTTTCTTCCAGCGATTCAGAAGATCTGCAATGACATAGGACTTTGCGGTGTAGTGTCATTTAACCATGAGATGGCGTTCCTACAGATTAACGATGTAGAGGATGGCACATCCATTATGTTTACTTCGCCAATGTCTTCTGCTGCCCTCAAAGGTTGCCATGATGTACAGAACCTAGGTGCGGTGCAAACCTATCTGCGTAGATATCTGTGGACAAATGCTTTTGAGATCGTGGAGCATGACTCCTTGGATGCGACTACTGGTGCGGTAGAGGTAGCCAAGAAACCAAGCGTAACACCTGTTACGCCTGAACCCAATAAGCCTGAACCCAAGAAAATTGCTGGCGAGAAAGGTGAGTGGCAGATTGTGGCACCAGGAAAGCCCGCAGGAGAAGTTGGTGATTGGCTTGAGTTAATCAAGATTACCTCGCATCAGTTGCTTGATCTGACCGAGAACGAGGAAGATGTCATGTTGATTTTTAAGAAGAACAAGGTGTTGTTTGACACTGTCAAAGCTACCGATGCCACATTCTTCAAGGAAATGATGGGCAAGTTTACAGAGAAAAAGAATGAATTTAACAAGGAGGAAGCATAATGGCGTTCATACCAAAAGCAAACACAGGCACACTGTGGCCTAACGATAAGAAGAAAACAGAGACTCACCCTGATGTTAGGGGTGATCTGCATCTTGATCGTGACTTTATCAAAGCAATGATGATGAAGAATCCCGAAGGGCTTATCAAAATATCCGTGGCGGGGTGGAAGAAAGAGATCAACGGCAAGAAGACATTGTCAATCTCTGCCTCAGAACCCTATGAGAAGCCTGTTGATAACGACTTACCTTACTAGGAGACGTCATGGGAAGAACTAAAAAGATATATACCTTTGACGATATCAATGCGCAAGCTGAACGGTTTGAAAACTCTGCTAAACAAAAAATTAGCTTATACAAAGAGTCTCAGCTTGACTCTTTACACGAAACGATTGACCTCAAAGACATTCAAATTGCAGAGCTAAATCACCAAATTGTCGGTTACAAAGCGGTGATCTCTTACCTTGAACATCAATTAGGACTTGAAAAAAGCCAATGAAGACAATGCAATTTGAAGGGGTCAAGGTTGCTCTCAAACAGGATAAGACTGGCTATGTCTTGACCTTATCTATGCACCCAGACGATATCCCAGAAGAGCTTCTTCGGGATTTTGTCGGTGCTAGGTATCAGGTGGTTATGGTCAGGATTGGAGCAGATGAATCCCCACTAAACAGAGAAGAGTTTATTGGTGATAAGTATGTTCGCATTGCTGGTTTGCTATGCCGTGATCCTAAATTTTGGAAGTATCTGTGTGATGACGGGCAAATCTTTGAGGAAGAAGAGGCGATGGCAACAGAATGGTTACGCCATTGCCTGAATATTCAATCTCGTTCTGAACTAAAGACCAATGAAATGGCAAGAATCTCATTTACCAGAATATTAAAGGAATTTAACGAATGGCGCAAAAAAAATTAGTTCCTTATTCGGTGTATCTGCCTGCCGATATGCATGCTCGGCTTAAGAAAGAAGCCAAGAACCGAACAGCATCTAAGTTAATACGGGATGCTATTTGCATGATTATCGAGGGAAATGATGCGTACACCAGTGGGTATAACAAAGCCCTTAAGGATGCATCGCAGTTAGTCTACGATTGTGAAGAAGCTCAAATGATAGCTATCAAGGGAAAAGATCTTGGCTCAATCCTAACGGATCAAATTGAATCACTGGAGATTAAAAAATGAACGATGAAGAAAAAGAGTATCTGCGTGATTTACTTGCGGGTTTTGCTTTAGCGGGGTTGTTGATGCGTGGAAACAATAAGTTAGAAGAAGTAGCAGAGGGTGCGTATGCGTTAGCTGACCACATGATTGAGGCTCGGAAACCACAAGAAACCATTGGTTTACCAGCAATTAAAAAAAGAGTTAGAAAATGAAAGTTGTAGTTGTTTTGTTAAGCCTAATTTTATCTGCCCAAGTTTTAGCACGTGGCGTTATAGCTCAAGGTATAAATCAGGACGATATGACCATTTCTTTAACAGATGCAAAGTGTAAAGATATTAAGAATACAAAGATAGCCTACTTAACCTACAGAGATGGGAGTGCTAACTTTGGCTGTTGGGCAGCAGATGAGTCAAGAGTGCTCATTATTTGGGATACAGGCATGTTGCATTCTTACTCCCTAAATTTTTTTGAAAAAGGAAACAAAAAATGAAGAAGCTATACATTGTTGCGGTGTGTGCAGTACTTGGTGCTTGTGCCAGCAGAGACCCAATTGCTAATCTTCCGAATACGGAAGTTCTTGTAGATAAAAGCACGTATGTAATGTCTCGAAATGAAATGATTAATGCCATTATGGAGTGCGAAGCGGCAGGCACAAGACCTGTTGTAATAACTACTAGAAGAAAAGTTAATGGGTTCTTATCTGAGGCCCCAGTTGACGTAACCTGTATGCCAAAATATATTAAATAAAATGATTGTCACCATACTTAATATGTTTGCTTTGTTCGTAGCTACCTGTGCGGTGCTAATATTTGCCGTAGTCTTTGCGTTCTTCCTGTTCATTATGTACGCCTGTATACACATTGGTTGGAGAGAAATTAGGGGGATGCCAATGTCTGAGTTGTGGGAAAGGATTCAAAAATGACATTCCTTGTAGCCAATATACCCCCCGTCAAGTGCTTTGTGCGTAAGGAGTTTCTCTACAACCACGAGAAAGGGCATGGAGAACTAGAGCCTTGTGTGTGGATGACTGCCAAGGCGATCAAAGGGCAAGCCTTCCGTATCGAGTCGATGCTAACTAACTACGGTGCTTTGTACGACAAGCTACCAATCCATGCTTATGTGTGGAAAGAAGTAGCCGAGCCGTTGCCGTTAGACCACCTACAGATATGGGACTGCCTATCCTACGACATGGCGGTGATTGAGAAGTCTAATTTAAGAGGACTCAAGGTCAAGTTCTTTGGCAAGGACAAGCAGTTTCACTTTGGTAATTACCTGTTCACCATTGACTTTGCCTCGCCCGAATCTAACAGACTAGATACTAGCTTTTCAGAGGGTGTTGAGGAGCATAAGTCTTATAACTTTATCCGTTTAGATAACGGGCAGTTTGCTTGCCAACCTAATAATCGGTGCCTTTGGTACGATGTATCGCTAGTACCCGCAGTTCTAAAGACACCCGACTTTAAGATACCCACCGAGGTATATAGCGTTGAGAACCATGCTAAGTGGAGTGCTAAGGACGAATGGTTTTATAACTTTGAGGAGATAACATGACTACTTGGACTACCGAAGATCGTGAAAATTCCCTAAATATAAATCGAATGGAAGAAGAATTTAATCAGTGGGCTATGGATACCATAGAGCCATGGCCCCACCCCCAAAAGATCCTTCAGAACTACTGGATTGTCTGGCAAGCAGCATGGAATCGGGCATACAATGTATCTTCCAGTGTGAGGATCAGCGATGAAGATGATGGTAGATGTTAATAAAACAACGGGGTTTGAAGCAGAATTAACCCATGAAGAGATAGCCAAGGAGATGGGCATATCCCGTGCATATGTATCTATTTTGGAGAAATCTGCCTTGGATAAGATCAGACGAGTTCTAAGAACTCGCTATGATGTCTATTCCCCAGATGATCTTCTGTGACTATTTATCGCAATAAGAAGCTCCTAGAGCTGGTTAGAACTAGCCCATGCCATAACTGTGGCAAACAGGACGGCACAGTCTGCGCTGCGCACTCAAACCAGCTCCGTGACGGAAAAGGGAGATCCTTGAAGGCGCACGATTTTAGGGTGGCGGCTCTCTGTTTTCAGTGTCATTCCAATCTGGATCAGGGTTTGAGCCTAAGTAAAGCAGAACGGGTTGAAATGTGGGAAGAAGCCCACCGCAAGACTATAGGCTGGCTCTTTGAAAACGGACTTATTGATATCCGTTGATAGCCTTTGATGTTCCTTGATAACACAACATGTTGACGTTTATTCCTGTTATGTGGTACATTTAGTGCACCAGCCAACACTGGTATCGCACGTTCTCCACTCCTAGCAGATTGGTTTTGTGCAAAGCAAGCCCTCGGTGAACACACTCACCCTAAAACCCCCAGGCTCACACTCCTGGGGGTTTTTCTTTTGTGAAAAAAAATTGTTGCAAATTTATTTCGATTGGTTTAATCTAGTCGTGCTAGGAGAATTACGAGAACGTGTGAAAGGCATAACTGCCTCTTCACTCTTCGTAAGTCTCCACAGCTACACCATATAGGTCGGACATAACAGCAGCTATATGGGAAGAACCCCTACTGTGGGATTAGATCTGAAACAGGGGAAAGGATGGCGAAGCCAGAGTCCTAGATCGAACGTCTGGCGGGTGCTGTGGCTCCAAAAAGCAACAGTTGAAGGCATCTAGGAGAGGCTAGGTGCGTTCACCAAAAAGCAACCTGACTGTATTACTTACTTAACTACAAGAGGAGTGAATGTGAAGAAACTGAATCTACTGAATATCCGTACTGATGGGGGAACTCAGCCCCGTCTCGAACTAGATCAAAACCTCGTCAAAGAATATGCCGAGGTGATGCGTGAGGGAGTTGTTTTCCCGCCCGTTGAAGTATTCCATGATGGCTCGGTATACTGGTTAGTCGATGGATTCCATCGCTACTTTGGTTATAAAACTAATGGGCTAACCAGTATCGAAGCAATTATCCATACTGGCACACTGCGTGAAGCCCAGTTCTACGCATGGAAAGCCAACAACAAACATGGCAACCGCCTTAAAGCCGAAGACATCCGTGCCATTCTTCGCATCATGCTTACCGATGAGGAATACAGCAAGTGGTCAAACAACCATATTGCCAAGGAACTTGATATCTCTAGCATGACTGTTGGGCGTGTGCGTGTAGCGATGCAAGAAGAAGCGAAAACCCCAGCCCAAACCACTGTTACCTATGTCGATAGGCATGGCAATACAACCACCATGAAGACCGATAAGAAGAAAAAGGCGACCACCCCAACCACGAAGCCTGATGTAACAACCGCCAACCCAGAGGTCAAAGAACTGGAGCAAAAGGTCAAAGAGTTAGCCACCACAGTCAATACTTTGGCAGAAGAAAACACAGTCATGCGGGACAAGATAGCCGTAGGACAGTGGGATGCCTCTGAGATTGAGAAGATCGATGTCGAAGAGACCATCAAGAACCTACGGGAACAGATCAGGGTTTTAGAGATTGATAACAAGTCTATGCGTGAAAGCCGAGACATTTATCAAAACGAGAACGCTGAAATGATGCGAACCATTAAATCATTAAAAGCAAAACTAAAGAAATACGAAACAGTTTAAGGGGGCGTATGCCCCAGCCCAAGCCAAAGGGAATTTGGTAGTTAGGAGTATTTATGGATTTAGAGTTAAGAGAACACCAAACCCATGTGGTTAGTGTTCTAAGAGACGGGTTTAAGCAAGGACACCGATCTCAACTGTTGTATGCCCCAACAGGGTTTGGTAAGACCGAGGTAGCCATCTACCTAATGAAAGCCACCAAAGACAATTACAAGAAGGCATCGATGGTGCTTGACCGCATTGTCTTGGTCGATCAAACCAGTAACCGCCTCACTAAGTACGGCATCAATCATGGGGTATTTCAAGCCGATCATTGGAAATTTGACCGCACCAACCGACTTCAGGTGTGTTCTGCCCAAACCCTAGAACGCAGACAAGACTTTCCAGAGATTGATCTTCTTATAGTCGATGAATGCCATATCGCTAGAAAGCAGACTTCTGACTTTATCCAAAACAATCCCCAGGTCAAAGTCATTGGATTGACCGCCACGCCATTTACCAAAGGATTGGGGGATCTGTATTCCAATGTGGTCTGCGGGGCTACCACAGAGGATTTGGTGAATTCTAAGTGGCTTGCCCCACTCAAGGTCTATATTGCTAAAGAAATCGATATGACGGGCGTTAAAAAGGTCGCTGGAGAGTGGTCTGCCGACCAAACCACCGAGAGAGGCATGAGAATTACGGGCGATATTGTGGATGAATGGATTAAAAAGACCCACGAAGTTTTTGGAAAGCCCGTTAAAACTATTGTTTTCTGCTCAGGCGTAGCCCATGGCGCACATTTGGTCGATAAGTTTGCCCAAAAAGGCTATAACTTTGTCTCGATTTCCTATAAAGATAATGACGAATTCAAGCGGGCAGCCATCGAAGACTTTGCCAAACCCGATACCGAGATCAATGGTCTGATTGCGACTGACATTCTTACTAGAGGCTTTGATGTATCGGATGTGATGATTGGAGTTTCTGCTCGACCTTTTTCCAAATCCCTTTCCAGTCATGTCCAACAAATGGGGCGGGTTATGCGTCCTTACGAAGGCAAAGAGTTTGCCCTATGGCTAGACCATTCAGGTAACTATTTACGCTTTCGGGATGATTGGGATGAGATTTACTCCGAAGGTGTTAAGTCCCTTGAGGGTAAAGTAGAGAGAGCCAAGCGAGAACTAACTGAAAAGAAAAAAGCAGAAGCCAAATGCCCATCCTGCGGTTATTTATGGCCTAAGAACAGTGATACTTGCCCCGCTTGTGGTCATGTGCGTAAACGCAAGAGCATGGTCGATCATGTGGCGGGTGAGTTAGTTGAATTGGTAGCGGGCAATAAGGCAAGAAAAGATGATAAGCAAATCTTTTACTCCGAACTTTTATACATAGCCAAGACTTACAACTACAACCCCTATTGGGCTAACCATAAATATCGAGAAAGATTTGGCGTATGGCCTAAAGGTCTGTTAGATACCACCATACCCCCCTCGATTACGACCCAAAAATGGGTAAAAAATAGAATGATTGCTTGGTCAAAAGGAAAGGGAAGTGCATGAGATTTGAGGACTTTGCCCGATCCCATGGGCTCATTATTAACAGTGTTGTTCCATTTAAGTGGATATCTACCCCAACGGACGACCACCCCCATAAGCGTAATGGGCGTTATAAATACATGGGTGATGTAGCGTGGGTGCAGAATTGGGCAACCATGGATAAACCCAGTATGTGGCGAAGCAACGAGAAATATGCACCAACCCCACATTTCGAAAAATTACGCAATCAAGAAGATCAAAAACGAAAGGCACTGGCAGAACGGGCAAGTGCAAAAGCGGGCTGGATTATGCATCAGACCCAACTTATGCACCATCCCTATCTGATTAAAAAAGGATTTCCAGACGAAATGATGCCAGTTTGGAACACGCCAGAGGGCGAAGGTAAGTTAGTTATTGCCATGCGAAGAGAAGGAAGAATAGTAGGATGCCAACTCATCAATGACGAGGGGAAGAAGAAGTTTCTCTATGGTCAACAGACGAAGGGGGCAACTTTCACCTTTGACGCAAAAGGTGTCCCCATCTTCTGCGAGGGTCTCGCTACGGGTCTCTCGATTCAGGCGGTAATGAGAGCCAATAAAATGCGATACACAATCCATGTTTGCTTTAGTGCAGGCAACCTCAAGGAAGTAGCAAGGCTTATCCCCAATGGGATAGTCGTGGCTGACAATGACCCCAGTGGTGTCGGAGAACGAGTCGCCAAAGAGACAGGCAAACCTTATTGGATCTCTACGACAGTCGGGCATGATTTCAATGATGACTATATTGCTCATGGTGCTTTTAAAATGTCTCAATCCCTCAAAAAGGTGTTGATAGGCAGATAATATAGAAAAACCCCCAGTCTTACGGCACTGGGGGCTTCCTTTTACTGCTAGGTAAATCTATTCGGGCTTTTGGTCTTTCTTCTCCTCTAACTCCTCAACCCGCTTAATTAAGGTATCAACTCGGTCATTCCATAACTGAGAATCAACCGACTGAGGCCATGTAATCAAGTGTTCTTTTATAAGTTCTAAGATACTTTTAGTCATTCGGATCAACCTCATCTAATCCGTAAACCTCAATAATCTCCCAGTTATCCACATCCTTGGGATTAGCAATATCCATCCCATATTCTTCAGGATCTTCCCCATTTGGCACATCCACCTCAACATAGGTCGTTCCCTCAAATTTGACACTCATTCCATATCTACGCATCTTCACACTCCTCAAAATTACAGTAAACCTCTCGGTAGATTGATTTAATAACCATGTCAGGGTGATGTTGAGAACAGTAATCTTTTACTTCTTCTGCATCAAAGAATTGAACATGGATTGTTCTGCCTGATTCAAACTCAACCATGTAAACACTTTCGTAATCTGAGTCATAACTCATGTTCGCACTCTCCTTCCTCTCCACAAATTGCACACCCACCATATTCATCAACCTGAACCTCTAACCCATCACCCTCATAAGGCACTTCAGTAATGAAGTAATAGATACGATTGACTAGGTGATAACCATCCACCACATAAGTCCCACCATCACCATCAACATAAGTCCATACCTTTTTGGGATGAGTATCTGCGATACCTAAGACATAACCCAGTTCAAGGTCATAGGTCTCAAAGTAATCCCGATCCTCACCCCTTGCAAGGTGATTCTTAATGGGTTTGTATTTTTCATACCATTCTTCAAAGTCCATATAACCCCCTTACCAACTGGCTTGATAGTAAAACTCATACTGATCTTCGGGCAGTGATAACGCACTGGTTATGCCCTCGACTGTATTCTTCAGGTCTTGGTAATACCATTCATCCTTTTCGTATGAACCAAAGAAGAATCCTTTTGTAGGCTCTAAGTCCTCATCCCTTTCGGCATCAGGGTTCTCAAGAATATCCTTGCACAAATCCCGCAACTCCACCAGTTTTTCCCTTGGCACATAGGATTGCTGACACTCATCCACACCACCCTGACAGTTTTCCACGAACCATCCATGGATAGCGTTTGCTTTTCTCCAATACATTGCATCAATGGATACTTCTTTGACCATCAGACTCGATCCCGCAAAGCGTTTCTCAGGATCACACTCCACCCCCACTGCATCATTGATATCCTTTGCCACTTCCTTATCCTTGTCAGACCAAAGATATCTCTTAGCACTTAAATACATATCTAATCCCATAACATTCTCCTAGCAGTTAATGATTGCCAAATGACAATCCCTATACCCTCACACAAGGGCATAGAAGTATCACTCAGATAACAGGCAAACAGGATTGCTTTTCATCACTGGTAAACAATGCACCGCCCCCATTCCCCTCATCATCCCGACTGGGGAAAAACCACAGACCATCATGGGTTTGAAATGCAACAGTCCTTTCATCCCAACCCATGTCATCTGCTTCTTCCTGAGTTAAATAACGCACATTGACAATTCTTTTGTGCAGTAGTAATGCTTTTGCTTTTTCGCCCCACACTTTTGCGTAATCCGTTGGATCATTTTTTACTCGCATCACACTCTCCTTAGTTAAAGATAACAACTGCACTGGCAACCACATAAGCCACATACATCAAGCAAACAATCAGTATCCAGTCCCACATTACTCTATCTCCTAGCAGTTTGACAAAGACCGAACCCCATACAGGCGATTCGGTTTCGACTATTCAAGTCTCGTCAGTTTGTCTTGATTTTCGCTAATGCGATCATTGATAAATTCAACCCATGATTTAGCAACTGTTTCATCAAATACCCAAAGAGGATCTAATTTCATGTTGTTGGCAGTATCTTCAGCACACTCCCAATCCCCATGATCCCCTAGGTCATACAAAAGTCCATCATTGTTAAGAGCAAAATAGATCATTTAATAATCCTCGTTTTCTTCCCACAGGCAAGGATCAACTAACCTTTGCCCAAAAGCATTGAACAACTGCCCACAATCACAAGCAACATCCTCGCCTGAACCATCCGAGCAGACCTTTCTACTGCACTGGCACTTCCATTCCCGCCACAGAATCCGACCAGTATCTTGGCATTCAACGATTCTCATTATTCAAACTCCTTGGGAACAATGACATCAAACTTACGCAACAGGGCTATTGCCTTGTCAGACAGGCACATCACTCCGTCATATTCATCCAAGGTGCGGATACCAAACTGGTCAATGGTGAACCACAGACCAATGTATTCAAAACCCACATCCTCGATATCCCACTCAATGAACCCAGTGGCATCATCTCTGAAATACAACTCCATGGTGGATTCGTGAGTCCCGATATCCTTTTCGCCCCAACTGCCTTCCATAATCAAAGGGCAGTTAAAGGTTTCTTTGCCGATAAAGTAGTGAGTCATAATCAATACTCCGAAGTCAGCATCAGCACATTGTTGGTCAGGAAAAACTCATACAGACCATCAGGGCAGTTAGTGTAGTCAATCTGCTTTGCAAGCAGTGTTTTGAGATCACCATCCTCAACTGCGATCTTGGCTTTGCCATCCTCTACAAGCAGATTGATTGCCATGAATGGCTCTTTCTTGAGCAGTGGGAATACTTCAGTAGCGATAATGTCCAAGAACCAGTAGCAACCAGCAGTGTCAGCGAAGTATTGAACGCCATCAGTGTGAACCATGTCCTTAGCAAAAAGGTGATTAGTGCGATAGTAATTCTCAGTCCCAGTGAACTGGGATAAGTCTAAAGTGGCAGTCGATTCCATTTAATTCTCCTAGCAGTTATGACTATCGAAATTGATAATCCACAAACCCACGCAGTGCATGGGCTTGTAGGTATCACTCAGCAGTCCGACTGGATAGTATCCTCAACAACTTGCATGCCTTGTATGCGTTTGAGAACCTTTACATAATCCATCTTAAATTCTGAAAGCAACTCCAACAGATCGCCATCATTGAACAAATCAATAACAGACCATCCTTGTTGTATCGAGTATCTGCGTATCGCATCTATTCTCATTTGCTCATTCCATAAGGCTATGGTGTCAGCCATTGTTTCAATTCTTTCCATTTGTATATCTCCTAGCAGTTAGTCGAATCGGTGTTTGATCACCTACCGACAATTCTGAGGGAAAATAAACACCTTTGCAATACCTTTTTGAAAATAAATTTAGGGGCTTACTGGATAAGGGTTTGCGGTCAGTTTAGGCGGTGTAGAAAGGTTTACTTGTGGTGCAAGGTGCGTAAAAACATAAAGCAAGGGCTTGTAGAGACCTAAAAGCGGGCAAAGGTGCGAAGCACAACAGTCCAAGGACAACTCCAGTAGAGGAGAGACATATAAGGAGATAAGAGATACCAGTAGCAGAATCATCCTGAATGCCCTAGAATCAGGACTATGGAAATTCTTACGAGATACCTATGAAACGCTTGACTAGGAAAGAGATAGAGCAAGGCTTACAGGCTATGCCACTGGAGACCCTATTACTGGGAGTCAGCAACTCGAAAGAAAAGAGGCTAACCCACAAACAAGTAGAGTTTGCCAAGCAAATGGCACTGGGAGAGAGCAAGGCAAGTGCGTATAGGAAGTCGCATAAAAGCAAGGGCAAACCCAAGACACAGAGCAATGAGGGGCAGAAACTGGCAAAGAACCCAACTATCGCCATGCAAGTAGAGGCGTTTAAGGTGGCTTTAGAGGCACAGAAATACCAAACGCCCGCACACTTAAGGGCGTTGGCAATCCATAAGATCACAGAAAAGGCTCTCGATCCTGAGTGTCCACCTGCTCAGCAACTCAAGGCACTGGAGTTATTAGGCAAGATTACCGAAGTGGCTCTCTTTACCGAGAGGCGGGAAGTTATCAAGGTCAGCGATCCCAGCGAGATGCGGGAGAAACTCATGGCCAGTATCCGACTGGCAATTGAGAACAGTCAGGCGATTGATGTCGAGGCACGATCCGCAGACGATCTACTGGCAGAACTCATAGGGAATGACAAGATGGATGATGATGTGGCGGGAGATGATGCAGAACTAGATGATGTTGATGTAGAGACATCCTTAAAAGAGGGGGCAGACCAGTCGCAAACGGCAGAAATCGAGAGCCCACCACCCCACGACCCCCAAATTTTGGCATTGCCGACCAAAGTCAACTTGCATAGTATTCCACTCACTCAATCCCCTCCAGATTCCATACCTAGGGAAAACCCTGCGTCACCATAACAGCTGTTATAGTGAGACAGGGTAAACCCTAATATATATAACCCCCCCACCCCCTTATGAAAATAGCAGACAATCAGAAAATAGTTCCACGTGAAACACCCCCCCTTCATAATTTGGGTCCCATGGTCGAGGTAGATATGGATGTATTGGCAGATCGGTTAGCAAGAATGAGTACCAAAGATAAGAAGTATCTAGAGTATTTATTAAAACAGCATGCGGTATTGATTAAGAGTAAGGGCTCACACACATGAACGCACGGCAGATTACAGCAATAGAGAAAGAGCAGCTCGTCTTAGATTATTTAGAGGAGTTACTACATAAGGATAAAGGTCGGCTCTTAAGGATGATGAGTTATTTAAAGACTAGGATATTAGAAGAGGAAGCAATGGCACGAACGAAGGATGTCATTGAACGTATTAAACATGGGTAGAAGAAAGGAGAAAACCTTGACGCCAGCACAAAAAGAGATCTTCTTGGTCATTGATGAATTTTGGAAGAAGTTCGGATTCGCTCCGAGTATCGATGATGTCATGTACATCACAGGGGAAAAAGGTCGGGGTAATGTCAGTCGTAAGATGTGGCGTTTAGTAGACCTTGGGATCTGTAAAGGAATTAAGGGAAAAATGAGAAGTATTCGCCCCTCCTATATAAAGGTTCGGTACATTGAGTAATTTAGAAAAGTTCTTAGAAGGTCTGCCAGAAGGGGATCGAGAAAATCTCTTTACCATGGCAGAGGACTACAAGAACTCGGTTGTCCGTAAGGCAGCACAGAAGTCGTTTATGTCGTTTGTAAAACAGATGTGGCCTGGGTTTATCTTGGGTAGACACCATGCTTTGATGGCTAAAAAATTTGAGGAGATTGCCGATGGTAAAGTTAGACGTCTTATTATTAATATGCCTCCTCGTCATACTAAATCTGAGTTTGCGTCATACCTTCTCCCTGCATGGTTTTTAGGCAAGTACCCGCATAAGAAAGTGATTCAGTGCTCAAATACCGCAGAATTAGCTGTGGGCTTTGGACGTAAGGTCAGGAACTTAGTAGACGGAGAAACCTACGCCAAGATCTTTCCGAATGTCTCTTTGCGTACAGACTCGAAAGCAGCAGGTCGCTGGGCAACGAATGCCAACGGAGACTATTTTGCGATTGGGGTAGGCGGTACGGTAACGGGTAAAGGAGCTGATCTTTTGATCATTGATGACCCCCACTCGGAGCAAGAAGCCGCATTAGCAGCCTCCGACCCTTCGGTGTATGACAAGAT